CGGCTGTGAAGAACTTTCTTTTCAGAACTTCATCTTGACCTGCTTTAGCTACTTCATTCCAGTAGGTCCAGCCTGTTTTGCCTGTTTTAGTTTGTCCATATACATACGATAAAGTACAGATATCGCTACCCTGTAGTTCTTCTAGGGCTGAATCAGTAAGTTGATTATTCTCATCTACTGATCTATCCCAATTAAGACCTGCGGATTCAACGAGTATCTTTACTTTAGTTGCAGTACCAAAATTCTTTATACTGCCGTCATCGTTTCTATTGAAGAATCCACCGACTCGCATGGTTGGTTGAAAGCTTTTACCAATGTCAAGAGTTAATTCAATAGCAATATCGTCTTCTCTTCTTTGCCAAGACTCTTTTACATTATATCTGGCAACCACATCTACTATTTTAGATGTTCTTGTGAATACGCCTTTATTTTCAGGCATTTATCTTCTCCTTTTTGATTATATCTTTTAGTTTTTCGATTTTCTCTTCAGCCTGTTTTTCAGTAGGTATACTGGAAATAAACTCTTTTACTTGAGTTGACATTCCAGAACCATTGAATACAGGATCACGAGATAATCGTTCCAGTTTTACGTTTTGATCTATCGTTATCTTTCCTTTAGCAGTTGACTGACCAGTCACAAGTGTTTCCTTGCGATAGTCTAAGTCCCTTATGTCTTCGTTGTACCACAATTCTAATCCAAATCCTGTAGCCATTGAGACTGCTTTCGCTACACATCTGCGAAAAGTGTTCTCTATTTGTACAGAATTGGGATTGTTTTCTGCCTGCATTCTGAAGTCTCTTACTGCAAGGTACTCATGATGGATACTTTCGTCTCCATGTTGATCTGAATATCTGAGTTCGATATGCACTTCAGCTGATCCATCGGGATAAAACTCCACTGGATGTTTGATGTAGTGTGCATTTGGGTCTACAGATTTGATCCTTGACCAACACACTGCCCAAGATAAGTAATCCGCATCGAATTTGCCGTGAGATTTGTTCTCAACAAACTTACTATAGTCCATAGGACGCAGTATTTCGAAGGGATGTTTTGGAGTATCATCTACCATGTTATTTCCTCTTTATTTTAGTAGTGAAAGTTACAAATTGTACTGTATTTTTTCAATAATAAATACAACAATATGAGAAATTAGGGAGATACGAGCAGCAATCTGTCACCTTCCCTAGCGTGGTAGTTATAGATGTCTTGAGCGATCTGCAGATATTGTTTATAGTTCGACTGATCACTTAATTTATAGGTTTGATAACTAAGCTTACTTAAGAAACGATCATGATCGTATTCAGGTGTAGCAAAACAATGCAGCATTGCAATAACAAAGCCCCTTCTTTTGTATCCCTGATAATATTTACCAACGCTGGTAATCTTTTC